AGCCAACTTCCCGCTAAGTTAGCTATCGGTCCAATTATAGATTGTAACATTACTATTCCTCCATCTGTATGCTTGTTTTCTTGCTGTCAGACTTTGCGCTATATGCGTTAAATCCCATAAAAGCTGCGACTACACCAGAGGCTGCGATTACATATACACTTGCTATATCTGTGATTAAACTCGCTGCTTTGTCAAATCCAAGCACTGAAGCAAGCAATATAATAAATGGATAGATCAACATCCCTGCAAGAGCAAATCCTGTAAACCTACGCTCTGCATTGCGCTTTAAGTCTCTGTCGATCATTTCAAGCCTACGATCTTCTAAGGCAAGCTTGTTCCACTCGTTTTTTTCAATAACACCGTTTTTGTTTAAATCAGCCTTATCAAACTCCGTCATTTTTTTGACCTCGCATATGCAATGGCAACTCTCTTATCACGGGTAATTATAACAACAAATCCTCGCTTGTCATATATTATGTATTTGTTACGCCGCTCAACTAAAATCACCTTTCTATTTTTATACAGACAACTTTAGAATTTTGATTAGTTACCAACACCTTAGCTTCTTTTTGTGCCGCTTTGCAGGCTTCTTCACTGGAATAACTGCCTACATGGTAGTGGTCAAAGCTACCGCTGATTACTTGTAGCCATAGCAAAACCCACATTTAAATACTCGCGACTAACATATAAACAAATGGAAACGCTGCCACGAACATTAAAAATAAAATACCTAAAACTAATTTCATTACCATCTCCCTTGCCATTTTCCTAAAAAATAAAACGCAATAAACAAAATGCCGCCACTCAAAACAAAAATAACTGCTCCAATTGCAAAGTTTATAAGGTTATCTATCTGTTCTTGCTTTCGATATGCCTCTTGCTTTCTTCTTCGACGCATATCTGCCTCTATTTGCAAGACTTCTTTCCAAGCACTTGGCCCATAATTCCAAGAAATATGATCTTTTATCTCAGCCCTCATTTGCTCCATCTTTTTCTTTTGAGCAAATATCTCTAAAGCAGTTTCTTCATCAGATCCTTTAAATGTTTTTTTCCAAAAAGGTGGATTCTTCTCCCGCTCTTCAAGATTAGAGAAATCACTGAAAGCCTTGCCCCACTGACTCAAAGTTCCAGACATTTCTTGAAGGTCCTTGCCCGTAGAAATAGCCGCACGTAGCGTCTTGTACGCCCCTGTCGCTAAAGCTACGCAGCTAACAGGGTCCATCTAGGCACCTCGTTGCATCTTCTGACGCTGTACATCGATACGTTCACGGTTAGTGTCATTACGCTGATCAGCTATGTCTTCCATGCTTTCAATCCGGGCCGCGTCTGTTGCTGCGCGTTGCTGCATTTTCTGCATCTCTAAATCAATCTGAGCCGCGTCATCAAGTGCTTTACGCTGCAACTCTTGTTGTTTTACACCAAGCTCTTGCATACGGATCTGTACAAGCGGATCTTTCATTGGATCCTCTCCCTGTGGCGTAATTTTTGGCATAAGCTCGTTCATCAACTGCATCTCTTGTAGAGCTACTGCTTTCTCTAGCTCCTCTGGATTCTGGACCTCTTGTTGAACCTCCATGATTTGTTGCTGCGCAGCTTGTGGATCAATAGCGCCAGATTGTGCCATAAGTTGCACCTGAGAGATGAGTCCTTGTATCTGAGTTATAACCATCTCACGAGCTTTCTTGGATATGTGCTCTTGAATGTGACCCATCAATGTACCCATAACCTGCGGTGAAGTCATGACGATAGGTGTCTTCATAAACATAACATGTAGTTCAATATGTGCGTCATGGTCCTGACCATCAAACGCCATCAACAACTCCCCCGTCAACGCACGAGCATTTTCGATCAACGGATCTAACGGCTGTGGTTGTGGAGGTGGAGGCAATATCTCATCAATGTTCTGGACCTCCAGAGCTTGATACATACGACGGAAAGCTGCATGGAGATTATGAACCGTTGGATTAGACTGAGCCAACTGTAACTGCGTCTGTGCCAACGTAACACGCTGTGCCATTGAAAAGATATTTGGATCACTTACAGGGACTACATCTACGCGACCATCAAAGTCAGAGGCCATTATCTTACGGTCTCCTCCTGCCACATCGTATGGATATTCCTGTGGTAAGTTATCTCTAAATATCCTAGCCAGAATACGGAACTCTTTCTTCTGTGCATAATGCAGTCGTTTATGGATCGCAGACATAACTTTCATACCACGTTCCAACAGAGCCACTGTAGTGCCCACAGGAGCCTCCTGATTCATGTTTGACGTTTGTTGGTCTGCTAGTGCCACAAACCGTCTTCCGTTATCTATAAGAGATCCTAGAAGCTGTGCGAGGGTTCCAGAGGGTTCTTTGTACGGTAACGGTATGATCGCATCCCTAATATTGCCCCCAGGTGCATCTATGTCCCGCCACTCACCCGGTTGTAACGGCTCATCATCATTGCGAACCCTTACGCCCCTAGCCTTGAATCCTGCCGGGAGGTTGGCAAGTGTACCTGCATCGATCAACTGCCGAAGGATACTCGTTGCCGCACGACCAAGACCACCAATCATGTGAATCAGACCAAAGCCATAAAAGCCTAAACCTGGCATAAACTTGTAGTGAACAAAATATTGTTGTTTTCGCGCTAAGTCTGCCCCCTCTTCAAAATTACGACGAACTCCGAGAACCTTTCCTGATCCCTCGTCTATCGTCACAATATATGGCAGAGCTATCCCTGTTGGTTCCCCATCTGGAGCTATATCCTCAAAGCCCTCAAGATCTAGGTCTACGTGCATTTCCAATATAGTAAACACGTCATCTGAGTAGCCTTTGGAAGTACCCTGTATTTCATCTATCTTCTGTCGTACTTCATTTTCTTCATTATCGTTCTTACTTAACTCTACATCTCTGTAAAATCCTGCAATCTGCATCTTACGAACTTCATTCGCATCCATACGAAGCACATGTGTAACTCGTGCCGCCGTCTGTAAATCAGAAGCAGCATAAGAAACCACAAGATCCTGTGCAGGAACAAACTTTGAAACAGGTCTTTGTTTCGCTTCATCGAAGTATACCTTCTTAAAAGAAGAACCTGACAACGGTAAATAGAATAACAACTGATCCATATCAGGGTCAAACTCTTCCATGACCTCTGTAATCTGGTAATTCATGAAATCTTTTACACGAGAAGCCTGTTCCTCACGGGCTGCATCTTGCAAACCAAGAACCTGTACCTGAACAGGGCCACCCGCAGGCAACATCTCTTTGTATGCCTGTGCCTGAAACTGGGTTACGCTTTCTGATATTAACGGGTGCGTGACCCCAGAGGCCCCTTCAAACGGCTGACTACGCTCTTCATACTTGACACCAAGTTGGTCCAAACCTTTTGTATAAGTCTCTTCCCACTCAGAACGGGACTCCAGATCATCTTCATAAGACGCCCGAAGATCTGACGAGATTTCTCCAAGATACGCCTCATCTAAAAACTCCGCTAAATTATCTGTGTGACTGGGTTCAGCTATAGCAGCTTCTTCCGCTGCGATTATATCCGCCAAGCTTTGCACTATCGCTCCACCCTGTCCATCACTTATAACTTCCGCCCCGCCAGTGAAGTCTTGAGGCTGTGGCACAGATACATCAACAGACGTTGCGTCCGCTGCCATATCTTCGGGTCTAATCCCTGAATCTACGAGTGGTGGTAATGCCATCAGTAATACTCCCTTCTAGGACGATAGTCTTCTATTTCTTCGTTCTCACCTTGCAGGGAAATAAAACCACCCTGACGAAAACGCATTAATGCTAGTGTCATGCTATCACAAAAGTCATCATGATCGCCATTAGGAAATGACACTACCTCTTCAATTACTTCATCTGCAAACTTTTTATCATCTGGTGCCCATACTACACCCGCTTCAAACAATGGCGCAACCATGTGCATTCTAGTTATTTTATCTTTTCCTTTGCCTGGAGAAAAGCCCAAAGCAGGTATTCCACGTAAACGTAGCTCGTCAATCAATGGTGTGCCCGTCGCTTTTGCCTCCACAATCACCATATCTGGCTCCCAGTATTCGTGCTCCTCATAAGCAATTTCTTTTAATTCTGGAAAATTCCACCTCCCACGCCGCGCATCCATCAAAATCAGGTTATCTACACCACCTTCCTCTGGTTCAAACACGCCCCATGTTGTAATTGCACTGTAATCTGCGGATTCTTTCTTGGAAAACGCCGTATCATACGACTGAATGATGTATTTTATAGGCGGAATCTCTTCTTTTTCCCACGGTTGCCACCATTCCCGCTTGATAATCGCTGCATCTGACGCTGTTGGTGTTTGTTGCCACTGTGCATTCCATTTTTGCACAGGAAGAGAAGCTTTTATCCCCAGTAACGCCTCTTTTTCCCAAAATTCAGGCCACAATGGGGCGTCAGATGGCAAGATTGCAGGAAATTCCACCACTTCCCACTGATCTGCCATGACATCACCGCCTTGTGCAGCCATCAAACGGCCTGTCAAGTCTTTTTTTCCCCATCTTGTCATAACAATTATGATCGCACCACCCGGTTGGAGACGCTGACGGGGACCAGAAGTGTACCATTCATACGCATTATCAAACGCACTGTCGCTCATAGCGTCTTGTTCCGAGTGTGGATCGTCAATAACAAACAAATCCGCACCACGACCAGTGACCGCAGCACCTACACCCGCCGCAAAATACTCGCCACCCTTGTCAGTTTGCCATTTTCCTGCCCCTTTGTTGTCTTCTTTGAGGTTTGTATCAGGAAAAATCTCTTTATATGCGGGATCATCAATCAAATCTCGCACTTTTCTACCAAATCTAACCGCTAACTCTGTATTGTGGGTGGCCTGAATAATCTTCAACTTAGGATTCTTACCTAAAAACCACGCAGGCATCAGAAAACTAGCGAACTCAGACTTAGAATGACGCGGTGGCATGTTGATAATCAATCGTTTCAACTTACCCTGCGCCACCTGTTCGAGCTTTTCCGCTATGATTCGGTGGTGCCTACCCTCAATAAAGTTTTCATAAACGTGATGCGCAAAGGGCATGAAATATTCTTGCGCTTTTTCCCTTAAATCTAATCTTTTCTTAGCCTCAGTCAGTGCTAAGATTTCTTTTAACGCTTCTTCAGGAAGTGTTTGTAGATTCATGAGCCATCCATCAAGTTTTCAGAGGGTAACTTCTCGTCTCCCGTGCCTTGAATCTCGGCTAATTTTCTCAAATATTCAAGCTCTGCATTCGGAGCAATGTATCCATACCCATACTGCGGACTCGCTGTAGGTGCCAAGTAAGACGTTGGATCTGAAAACACTGGTCCCGCAGGAACTGTTTGATCCACTCCCGGTTGTGGCACGTAGAAGGAATATTGACCAGTTTGTTGTGGCTGAT